ATGACAATCTATGAAACCATCAAGGCGGCAATCAGCGTCAAGCAAGCCGCCGAACACTACGGGCTGAAAGTGAGCCACAACGGCATGGCTTGCTGCCCGTTCCACAACGACAGGCATCCGAGCTTGAAGCTGAATGAGGACTATTTTTTCTGCTTCGGCTGCGGAGCCAAAGGGGATGTGATCGACCTTGTGGCAAGGCTGTTCAATCTGAGCAGTTATGAAGCAGCGCAAAAGCTGGCTTTGGACTTCGGGCTTGACCCGAAACCGCCCACTGCCGCAGCTATGGTCAAGCCGAAGCGTCCCTATATCCGTCAGTTCCGGGAGGATGAAATGCTGTGCTTCCGGGTGCTGACGGATTATTTGCATCTGTTGGAAGATTGGAAAGTGCGCTATGCTCCCAAGACACCGGAAGATGCTCTGGATGACCGTTTTGTGGAAGCCTGCCAGATGCACTGCCATATCGAATATATGGCAGATGTGCTGACGGTGGGTGATCTGGAAGAACGGGTGGCATTGGTGGACAAGCTGATGCAGGACGGCAAAATTGCTTTTCTGCAAGAGTATACCGCACAAAAGAAAAAGAAGGTGGCGCACCATGGCGAAGAACCGGAAAACGCCTGATATGAACTTGCCCATGTGGTTTGACGGGCAGAACATCAACGAAGCTCTGTTTTGTGAAGAATTTCTGCAAGAGCGCAGGATCATCTTCGCAAACGGAGCTTTTTTCACGCCCGATGGTCGAGTGACGGACGATCTTCCTCTGCGTGGGGAGATTTACGACAAGCTGAAATTCTGTGCCGTAAACAATATCCCCCGGAAGATCACCAACATTCTGGAAGTGCTGAAACTGGAAGCGCAAGTGCCGGACTTTCCACCGGAGCAGGATCGGATTCATTTGTCCAACGGTACGCTGCTATTGAACGGCACATTTACCGAGGGCAGACCGGCTATCGTGCGGAGCCGTTTGCCGGTTGCTTACAATCCCGATGCTACTGCGCCGGTGATCTGGCTGAACTTTCTGGATGGGTTGCTTTACGCCGAGGACATTCCAACTTTGCAGGAGTTTATCGGCTATTGCCTGATTCCCTCCAACAAGGGGCAGCGCATGATGGTGATTAAAGGCAACGGCGGCGAGGGTAAATCTCAAATCGGTGCGGTACTGTCTACCATCTTCGGCACGAATATGAAAGACGGCAGCATCGGCAAGATTTCTGAAAACCGCTTCGCCCGTGCCGATTTGGAACACATTCTCCTGTGCGTGGATGATGATATGCGGATGGAAGCTCTGCGCCAGACCAACTATGTAAAATCCATCGTGACAGCACAAGGCAAGATGGATTTGGAACGTAAAGGCAAGCAGAGTTATCAGGGCTGGATGTTCGCCCGATTGCTGGCATTCAGCAACGGTGATCTGCAAGCCTTGTATGACCGCAGCGACGGATTTTATCGCAGACAGCTTGTGCTGACCACCAAGGAAAAGCAGGTGGACAGAGCTGACGATCCTGATCTTGCAGAGAAGATGAAAGCTGAAGCCGAGGGTATCTTCCTGTGGGCATTTGAAGGCTTGCAGCGGCTTGTTGCCAACAACTTTAAGTTTACGGAGAGTGACCGCATCCGTGAAAATCGGGAAGCGGTCAAGCGTGACAACAACAATATCTTTGATTTCATGGAATCAGAGGGATATATCCGGCGCAAAGCGGATGCGTCCATCAGCTCCAAGGATTTCTATGAAATCTACCGGATGTGGTGCGAGGAAAACTCCCTTGCACCGCTGAAAGCCCGCAGCTTCAGCGACGCCATGATTGCCAATGCCAGAAAATTCAATCTGGAGCATTGCAACAACATCACCAACTCTGCTGGACGGCGGGTTTGGGGATTCATGGGAGTGGAAGCCATTGCACGACCTCATATAAATGGGTTTTACGGAGATTCGCCGTGTACGTACGTACCGGAGGACATTCCGGAGGAATGGCGGCAGGTCGAGTAAATCCCATTGCTGGTACGTATGTACGCAGCAAAAGAGCGTGAAACGCTTGTTATAGAAACAGCACACATCCTCTCGTTCGGGCTGTTTCTATGTCCACAGGCTTTTGAAAAAGTGTCTGTGGACACCGGCTGCAAGAGGAAGTTGACACAGAACAGCTTCATGCAGACGGGCTGACCATGGGAAAAGGCGCAGACATTTTCGCCTTGGTCAGCAGAGGTCACCGCAGTGACCGCATTCCCCCTCGGGAGAGCCCTCGGAGAGCCCACGGCACTTTGCAGCCAGTATGGATGAAAGTGTCATAGTGGGTTATTACACTTTGAAAAAGTGCCGTTCTCCAGCCTTCCGCTGTTGCAAATCTCAAAGAAAGGAAAAATCCAATGGCAAGAAATGATGGAATAGACCGTACCGTAGCCAGAAATCAGGACTTGGAAACACCGGCTGATGTGGCGAAGGTACAGGAACACAATGAGCGTGAAAAGGACAGCTACAGCAATCAGGACATCGTGCCGGAACGCACTTCTCTGAACGTCCATTTCAAAGCACCCACGGACGATTATGTAAAAATGTTTGAGCAGATGGAACAAGACGGCGTGATCTCCACCAGAGGTCTGAAACCGGATGCCGTCAAATACGGTGAGTTGGTATTTGATGTGAATTCCGCTTATTTCTACAATCATGGCGGCTATGAATTTGCGAAACAGTTTTATGCCGATGCCTACAAAGCTGCTGCGGAGATCGTAGGTGGTGAGCAGTATATCCTCTCCGCTGTGATGCACGCCGATGAGCGCAACCGAGCAATGTCCGAAGCTTTGGGCGAAGATGTGTACCACTACCACCTTCATGTGGTTTATATCCCGGTGGTGGAAAAGCAGATCCTTTGGTCGAAGCGATGCAAGGATGAAGCCCTCCGGGGAACCGTTAAGGAGGTCATCACACAGGTCAGCCGCAGTAAGAAATGGGAGTCCAAGCCGGTGCTTGGCGAGGACGGAAATCCCATGCTCAACGCAAAAGGGAAAAAGATTTTGAAGTCATCCTACAGTGTGTTGCAGGATGACTTTTTCAATTTCATGCGAAACGCCGGTTATACCGATGTGGAGCGTGGAGAACGTGGAAGCACCGAGGAACATCTGACTGTGACCCAGTTCAAGGTGCAGGCAGAACAGCAGCGGCTGGAAGCTGTGACCGGGCAGGTGGCACAGGCAGAACAGAATTTGGAGGATGCCAAAGCTGCCACAGCAAAACAGAAAAAGAAACTGGAATCTTTGCAAAAGGAAACCAAGGCGGCAAAGACCATTGCGCTGACAGTGCAGGACATTGAAGTAATGGGCAAAAAAGCCACATTCGGAAACAATATCACGCTGACACCGGATGAATGCGACACACTCAAACGCTATGCGGTCAATGGCATTATCGCCAATGCTGACAACAAGCGTCTGAAAGAAAAACTGGCTTCCGCAGAAAAGACGGTTTCCATCTGGAAGCAGCGGTATGAAGCGGTAAACGAAAAATATATGGAACTCAAACAGAAAGCCCAACCCTTTCTGGATGCACTGGAAATCGCATCCGAAAAGGTTCGGGCTTTTATCAATTCTATCCTCATCAGAGGAAAGCAAACACAGGAACACGAACACCCTGCCCGGAAGCGTGGACAGGATATGGAACTTTGATGGAGGAATCGCCTATTGAAGAAATATTATGAGGAAGCGAAATATAATGCGGCATTTGACCGCTGTGTGGATGTTATGAGCCAGATGCTCCAGAAATATGGACATCAGGTTTTGGATAAATTGGAACAGGACGCACCGCAGGGAGTGGAGCATTCCGAGGAAAGTAATCAAGCGCAGCTTCTGACGGATAAGGCTGCATAAAATTTGCAATTTACACGTTGCGTATTCGCTATGGCTATGCTATAATGATTACGCAACGTGTATTTTTTGCTTTTGTGGAGAAAAGACGGATGGATTGTAAAAACAGAATTATAAAGTTGCGTGAAAGCACAGGACTGAATCGGAAAGATTTTTGCAAGCTCGTCCATATTCCTTACCGGACTATGACTGAATGGGAATTGGACAACCGCCATGCACCGGATTATGTGCTGTGGCTTTTGGAGTATTATATCCGCAACGAGGGACTTATGGTAAAAGGAAGGAATGAGGGAGGTGGAGATTCTGAAAAAGAAACAACTTAAATGCTATCTTTATACAAGAGTGTCCACCTCGATGCAGGTTGACGGATACAGCTTGGATGCCCAGCGTGACAAGCTGCGGAAGTATGCGGCATACGAGGATATGATCGTTGCCGGGGAGTATTCTGACGAGGGCTTTTCCGGAAAGAACATTCAAGGGCGGCAGGAGTTTCAACGGATGCTGAATGACATCCAGGACGGCAAAGATGATGTTTCTTATGTGTTGGTCTTTAAGCTGTCCCGATTTGGCAGAAATGCAGCGGACGTTCTGAATTCTTTGCAACTCATGCAGGATTTCGGTGTCAATCTGATCTGCGTGGAGGATGGCATTGACAGCTCCAAGGATGCAGGAAAGCTGATGATCTCTGTGCTGTCTGCGGTGGCAGAGATTGAGCGAGAAAATATCCGCACACAGACAATGGCAGGACGTGAGCAAAAGGCTCGTGAGGGCAAATGGAACGGCGGTTTCGCTCCATATGGATACAAACTGGAAAATGGAAACCTTGTCATTGCAGAGGATGAAGTGGAAGTAATTCGTGTCATTTATGACCGCTACATTCACACTAATGAGGGTGTTGCAGGAGTTGCAAAATATCTGAACCGCAATGGTTATACTAAGAAACTAAGACAGAATAATACCATTCCGGGATTTTCAAGAGATTTTGTGAAAAATGTATTGTACAATCCTGTTTATATGGGAAAGATTGCTTACGGCAGACGAAGAACAGAAAAGAAACAGGGTACAAGAAACGAGATGCACGTGGTTGAGCAGTCGGAGTTCCCGGTTTATGAAGGACAACACGAAGCTATCATTTCCGAAGAGGATTGGTATCTGGCACAGGAAAAGCGCAAGATCAATTCTTTTAAGCGGGAAAAGGTTAACAATCCAGACCACGCACACATCCTGTCCGGTATCTTGAAATGCCCATGCTGCGGAAAGAGTATGTACGGCAATATCGCCAAGGCGCACAGCAAGGACAAGAAAACACGGTATTATTACTACTGCAAAAATACGGTAACACCTACCGGGCATGAGTGCAGTTTCCGTCTGAATATCGAGCAGACGGAAATCAACAAATTTGTGGCGAAGGTTATCTCCGCTATGGTCAACAATCCACGGTTTGTAGAAGCGATTCAGGCGAAAATCGGAACAGCAGTTGATACAGAAGATATGGAACGGCAGATTGCTGTCCTACAAGGGCGGCTAAAGCAAGCCTTTGGAACGAAAAGCCGCTTGGAGCGTCAGATGGATACCTTGGACATCAATGATGCCCACTATGACAGAAAGATTTTGGACTTGCAGCGCCGCTATGATGAGCAGTATGACACCATAGAGGAAATCGAAGTTCAGATTGGCGAATTGCAAAGTCAGATCCGCAGCATCCAGCAGGAGAAGATTTCCGGAGACAATATCTATCGCTTGTTGCTGGCATTTGATGAAGTCTACCATTCCGCAACGGAAGCGGAGCAGAAGGAGTTTATGAAGGCCTTTATCGAGCGAATTGAGATGTTCCCGGAGAAAAGGAAAGACGGAAGCTGGATAAAGAAGATCGTATTCAATTTTCCTGTGCCTGTTGATGGTGAGGAAGTGAAAGAACTTCCCTTGGAAACTGAAACAACTGTCGAGACTGTGTGTTTGCTGTCAAGAAAATAAAATCAAGTGCTGAAAAGCGGCGTATTTCCGGGCTTTTTGTAAGGTTGGTATCATCAGAGAAGCCTTGCGGAAAGCTCGGTTTTATTATATGGAAACATATCTACTTTTCGGTCTGATTGGAGAGAAATTGAGTACCGGAGAATAGCGGTAGGGTTTAGGCTGTGGATTAGATGTCAGAGGTTGTGTCACTAGGATTGTTGTCAGAGCCGACCGCAGTTTAAGCCACTCGATACTAAGGGGCAGACTTGGCAGTGGAATAGATAACAGGAGGATTTGAAAGATGATGGATAAAGATTATTTGTATCAGATTGATATTCGAGAATGGATAGAGAGAGGATTAGATGCTGACATAATGGTTCCTGTATCAGGAAATAAAATTGATAAAAAGTATGATATATACCTTCAGAGTTTTCTTCTTCCTTTGAATGAAGTTGAAAATGATATGGAAAATGATACATATAATGCACATACATTGATGCCTGGAATTACAGTTTACGGTTCTTGGGAGGATGATGAAAAGGTTTATCATCGTTGGGGAAATGACAATGGTTATGAACCACTTGTTATAAAAAGAGAATATAATGGCGTAGCTACAGATTCAATAGAAATTGTTGAAGAGTTTCGATTATTATTCAATCTGTATTTCAATTCACAAAAAAATGAATATATTGATGTTTCTAACGGTGAAGGAATTACCGTAGTGAAAATGAATGATAATGGGTATGTAACTATACATAAAAGATACTTAAAAACGTATCTAGCAGTAAAAGAAAAAGTATTGATGATACATATTGATAGCAGGTGCGTTTCTATCGATAATTCGGAAAAAATCAAGGAAGATGGATTGGTTTATAGAAATAGCGAAAACACAATTTTTTATGCACTTAATATCGGAAATACATCAACTGGACTAAAAAGGAAAAATTATTCCATCATTTATGCAAAAAATGTTGTCTCAGGTTGCAGTTTATGTGATAGTAATATTTGGCCGTATAATGAAGAAAAGACTTATGTTGATTTTATTATTGGTATAGATGAGAACGGAAAAGAAATACGCCATACTTGTAATCCGAAAGAATTAAACAACTACTTCGGGGCAAATCCAACAGCGCCGCACTATTTAACACCTGTATATTTTGACAGTGCAGTACTGAATAAGTATTATTCGAAACCTGAAATTTATAAAGTCGAAGATGGAATTATTCGATGTGGTGTATTGTGGTCATTGTATATTGATAATAGTAATTCAGATTATGTATCAGCTTATTTAGGTGATTTAGGAAGAGATTTACCAAGTGAAGCCGAGCAGCATTATTGGAGGGGATTTAACAAGTCGATTGGAGGAAAATTGAGCAAAACAAAAATAAAGAGAGATTTTATGTGTATTGCATCAGACTCAGAGTCTCCAGATTTTGTTTTTAAGAAAGCTTATACACGATTAAATAGAGTTTTCACTGAAAAGTATGGATGGCCTTTATTTTTATCATTAACAGAGCAGGATGCTTATAATTTTGAAATATTACGAGTTCCAGTAAATAATTCAATTACTGAGATGGATATGCTGGTTCTTTCTTTAGTCAAAATACTGATTGATTCTTTAAATGAAAAGAGCATTTCAAAACGGTTAACTGGTAATTACGAAAAACTTGTAGGTAGCATTTCAAAAATAGAAGCTTGGCTATGTGAAAGTAATATCGAAAACTATAATGAGCATATTAAGTTCTTGAGAAATCTACAGGAGTTACGTTCAAGTGGAACGGGACATCGTAAAGGAAAGGGATATCAAAAAATTACGAAAAAGCTTGATGTGAAAAAAGAAAACTATGCAGAAACCTTTTCCTGTTTGTTAAAAGATGCTACTAACTTTTTAACGTTCATGGAATTAAATATTGAAAATTTGAAATAAAATGAAAAGGCTCCCCATCACCGGGAATTATCCAGTGGTGGGGAGCCATTGTATATCTATAGAGTTATGCATCCACATCAATGCTGACGCCAGATTTCAATTCAACTATTATGCGGTCATCCCAGATGGTGATCTGCTTAATCCAGCGTCGCACCAGTGATTCATCGAATTCAGTAAGGAGGGCGGTCTGCTGTGAGATGTAATCCTGCAAGTCGTTAATTCTCTTTATCTGTTCATCCCTTGCGGCGGTATCGACAGTGGTTTTCTGACGAAGTTCTCGGAATCTGAAGATCTCATCCGCTATTTCGTCGTAGTCCTCTTTACTGTTGGCTTTTTGAATCAGCTCCTGTTGCAGGGCCATTAGCTTCTTGTCAATGCTGTCTATGGCTGTTACCTGTGAAGCTCGGATGACTGCGGCAATGTTAAGCTGGAGCTGTGCCTGATAGTTATTTTTGTCGCCGAGTAATTGATTGATGGCATTGACAACGGCATCCTGAAGAACCAGCTCATTGATGGTTCGAGCGTGGCATTCAAGTCCGGTGGATTCCAGCCTGCTGATGCAGCGCCAGACAATTGATTTGACGCCTCGATTGTTCCAGTGGAGTCTTCGGAACATTTCACCGCATTCGCCGAAAATGACGATTTGGGAGAAGCAGTGATTGCAACTGTAGCTTCGTTTTTTGCCATTGTCACTGGTTTTTACCACTCGTCTGCGGACAAGTTCTTCCTGTATCTGCTGGTAAATGTTCTTCGGAATAATGGCTTCGTGATCGCCTTCTACATAGTATTGTGGAACAAGACCGTTATTTTTAACTCTGGTCTTGTTTAGAAAGTCTGTAGTGTAGGTCTTTTGAAGCAGGGCATCACCGATGTATTTCTCGTTTCGGAGAATTTTGTTGATGGTGCTTGTGTGCCACTTTTCCCCTCCGGCACCGGTAAGGATACCGTCACGCTCCAGGCCTGCAGCAATCTTGTCCATACTGAGACCTTCTAAATATTCTCGATAAATGCGCTTTACGATTTCTGCCTGTTCTGGATCGATGATGAGGTTGCCGTCCGCGTCTTTCGTGTATCCAAGAAAACGATTGTGGTTGATTTGTATTTTCCTTTTGTGATGATATGCTCTATCACCACGGTTCCGGCGGCTTGGCCCTGTCTCCAAAGTCGGGCGTTGGTCTGCTGATATAATTCCAGTGACCATGTCAGACCAAACCAGATAAGGGTGGAACCGCCAGCCTGTAGATTGAGTCCATGACCAGCAGATGCAGGATGAATGACTGCGACTGGTATCTTTCCAGCATTCCAGTCGGTGATGTCCTTGCTGGACTTTATTTCTCTCACATCAAAGCGCTTTTTGATTCGTGACACCTTCCAAGGAGAGTGGAAGCCCCATCGTGGCGGACCATATCATAGAGCAACGCCAGCTTTCCGGTTTCAGATATTCTCCGGTCGGATAACCTAAGAAACGAGAAAGACAGATGCGTTCAAAGGTAGCGTTGAAGGCCCACTTGATGACACATTCATCCTCTAGAGCAAGAAGGATTTCTTTTGGAATCTGTTCTCCGCAGGCAAGATCAATGACCTGAACGGGCTGGTTATCTACACTGTAGGCAAAGAGTAAGATTTCAAAATCAGGTGACTCTACATAGCGATATACTCCGGTTTTCTGAAGTGGCACATCGCTGTAGGTTTCAATATCGATACTAAGTGTTTTCATGAGATTGTCCTTTCTACAAAACAGGCAGCAGAGAAATCCCTGCCGCCTGCCTTGTTACTGTTTATCTTTATTGGATTTATATTTATTGATGTCACGACGAATGTGGTATACCGCATAACTAACAAGGTAAAAAATGATTTTTCCTACGTTGTAGATGATGAAGCCATATACCGCCGCAAAAAAGGTATAGGAGATGACATTAGCAATAAATAGATTTAAGATTTCTGCAAATTCATTCATAGGTTGTCTCCTTTTGTCAGAAAATGTGCTGGCGGCAGTGAGTTCCACCGCCAGCAGGTTGATAGATTACTTAAAGTCTTTCATGCGCTTTTCGTGGTATTCGAGGTCGCGCTTGTCTTTTTCCTGCTCACGCTTTTCACGTTTATGGTCGTTGATGATACTCTGAATCATAGAGATTGCAGTAGTGAGACCGACGCAAGCGAAGCAGCCGATACAGATGTTTACAAGAATTGTGCTAATCACGATTGTCTCCATAGTTTGCTACCTCCATTAGTCAAGAAAATCATCGTCGTTATCAGTTGCAAAGTCAGATTCAGCAGATGCCTTACCGCCAAGAGGCTCGCCATCATGAATCTTCTGCAAATTGTTAAGGCCACAGGCGATGCCTTTATTGCCAGAGCTGTTGAAAGCGTAAAAACTGATGCTGGCACGACCGTAGATTCCAGAGTAAACCTCAGAACGAGTGAGGATAGGATTGCGGTCTGCATCTACGATACCAGGTGCAGAGGTTGCATTTGCATTCACAAAGAAGCTGCCAGCGTATGCAGGATCGTCCGGTCTTTCAAGATCTCCGTCACGAAGAGGCGTCTTAAGTACAGAAAGAGCAGGTACGGATTTACCATTGCCCTTGAGCTTTGCTTCACCTTCACGGTATGCAGCCTCGATAGCAGCTTCAATCTTTGCAACAGTCTTTGTGTCGGATTTTGGGATAATCAGGCTGACACTATATTTCGGAGTGCCACCGTTGATGGATTTAGGTTCCCAGACGTTGGCATAGCTCCAACGTGTGTTAGGACCAGTGATAACCTTCATGGGATTTGTCATTTTTACATTTTTACTCATTGTCATATTCCTCCATAAATCATTTTTTGCTGTGTTCATTGCCGGGCGTTTATCGCTTTCCGGCACAAGAGTAGGTTTGCCTTGTGGCTTTTCAATATAGGCTGCAAGGAGTTCCTCGAAGCGAGATTTGCCGAGTAGCTTTTGCATAGCAGTGATACCAAGTAGCTTCTTTTCATAAGGGTCAAAACCAGCAGATTCGACAGCCTTTGATACAGCGGCTTCGTTGGTATATCTGCGATTAGAGCGACCTTCGACCAGCTTCCAACCGGTCCATTCTTTACCGCTGATTGCCTGCTGGAGTGCATACTCCTTGATGTCGTTGGCCCAGGAGACCAGCTCGTCGACACGGGAAAGAATGACTTCAATTTCTGAATCCGTAAGCAGTGGTGGCAGTTTGAAATCGTGCTGTGCGAGTAGAAGATTGGCTTCTGCTCTGGCCCGGCATTCATGCTTTGCCTTACAGAATCCGCACCATTCACCGCACAGGAAGTTTCCATCACTGGCAAAGGCGAGGTCTGCGGTAGGCTTCAGAACTTCATCGGCCCACTGATACAGGTCATCCTTACTGACTTCATAGGTAGAAACGTTCTGACGTCTGGGCTGGTAGATGGTCATGCTGACCGTATCGATGTCATAAATATCATCGAAAAGCTCCAGAGCGCCAAGAGCGTAGCATTTCATCTGTGGATTGTCTTCAGCGCAAACAAGTATTCCAAGACCGTGTTTGTAGTCAATCACATGCATAGTTCCATCGCTGATGAGAATAGCATCTGAGGTTCCGAAGCCTTGTTCCACCCAACGGGAAAAGTCCACTCGTTGTTCAATCAGAACAACTGGATCGGAGCAGGTCTGCTTGGCATCTTCCAAAAGCTCCATAATAAAGCTGGCGTACCCGGTGGCACAATCTTCCATTTCGGCGTTGTACCAGTCGAGACTTTTGGTTGGATCAGTAGCTTCCATGCCGAGAGCTTTAAGGAGCTTGTATTCACAAAGAGCGTGTGCGTCGGTACCTTCTGCAGCATAATCACTACCTTTATCCTCATAGGTTTCGCAGAGTCTTGCTGACGGTGGGCAGTGGAGCCAGCGGTCAGAAGATGATGCGGAGAGGATTGAATGTCCTTTAGGTGGCATATTAGAGCACCTCCACTTCCCTAAGCAGGGCTTCATAATGTTTCGGGTCTACGAGTGACAACTTGCTTGCACCGTACTTTTTAAGAAGCTCTCGAATTTCAGCTGTATGCCCGGCACGAGATTTATCAGCCAGAACAGCTCGAACTTCCTCAAGGGTCAATGCAGTTTTCGCAGGAGCAGCAGGGGCTTCTGCTTTTTCAGTAGCTTCGGATGCTCCTCCAAACTGCTGTGCGAGCCAGTTTGCTACATCGTTAATAGCAGCGGCGGCATTTCTCAGCTCTTCGATGGTCATAGCCATATCGCTCATTTTTGACATTTTCTGTTCCTCCTTCCTCGGATTGTCTGTGTGCGGCGATGATTCTGAGATTCTTCGCCATTCTTGCGGATACCTGACTGATTGCAGTGAGAGTAGCAATCACTTCTGCGTCAGTGCCGCTTCGGTTGTGAAAAGTCTGTTTCACGATGTTCACCTCGCTTTCTGTAGGTCGCTTTGTTTCGCCTTACACTACTCAATGGAGGTGAGATTGCCGTTTGGCCGAAAAAATATAAAAAAGTTTTTGAAAAGAAAAATCGTCCCCTAAAAAATCAGAGGACGACCATTCATATTAGATGTAGTCCTTAAGCTCGGAGCGGAGCTTCTGGAACAGCTTGTCCCTGCGATACACGAATGTATTACGAGAGAGGCCCATTTCCTTGCCGCAGTCACGTTCCGATTTTCCTTCCATAATAAGCTGGCAGATAAGACGGCCTTCCGGGTCCAGCTCGTTCAGCTTTGCGTAGAGGGCACGAAGAAGTTCTGCGTCCTCCATTAATTCAGCGATAGCTGCGGATTCATCCGGCATGTCATCAAGCCAGCTCTTTTCATTTCCTTCACCGTCGCTTACGGTGTTATCGAGAGAAAGATGATCGCCAGCCTTGACATACGGACAGGTCATACAGTCCATGTCGCATAAATAGCGTTTGCTTGCAGGGCAGACACAACGGCCATGTTCCTGCTGGCGTTTACGGTAGGCGTTGATGTCACGGTAGTAGTTCGTGTAGAACTCCTTGTTTACGTCTACCCAGCTTTTGGATTCCTTGATGTAGATACGATACTGTTTGCTCTGATTGTCTTTGTTTGCCATAACATTTACCTCCTGTGATTGGCATAGATTTGTGACCAGTCACAGGTGGAAACAGAGATTTCAGGCATATTTCGCTGTAGAGTTTATTGTTCGTTCATACTCGCTACATTGAAAATAATGTCGAAAAGTGTTATGATGATTTAGTAGGGTTTGTTGGGGGTTGCTCTGGTTTATATTCATCAGATTCGACGGCCGACAAACATCAAAAAATCCCTGTGGCTTTTCACAGGGCTAGAAAATAGTAAGTTGAGTAGGCCTGCCATTCACAGTTGAGTAAGTTGAGTAGGTAAATTTGGTTAGAGGGACAATCAATGACAAAAAATGAAAATTTAAGACTGTGTGGCGGTACGTTTTTCACCTTGCTTTTAGAGGCTAGAAAGCAACTGCTGGGTGCAAATGAACACTACGCAGGAAAAAAAGATGGATTAACTGAATATGAAACTTTGATTGGTTTGGCCAGAGTGATACGTTCTGATTTAGCGACACCAATGCCGACTGAAATTAAAACAATTCAGGGTAACGCTTCAGAATATAAGAAATGTAAGAATGCAGGCGGAGGCTACTTCCCGTTCGGTGATAAAACGGCATTGAGAGTTTTTGACGAAAGAGTGAAGAACGAGTATGTGGATACATTGAGAAAAATGTGCCGCTTTGTGGATGACTTCATTGATGCTGGAGGAGATATAAAAAAAGACGAGCTACTCGTGAAAGCACTCGTCGAATTAATATCGTTGGATAATTGCATTGATGATAGCCAATCTTTCTATATCAAAGAAGATGGAACAACAGCGCAGAAAAAAGAACTCATAAATATGAAAGAAATTCCTTTGCAGTCATTTCTATTAGGTATATTTCATTATTCGGTATGTAGTGTTGATAATGTAGTTGGAGCTGAAACATTCGATTTCTGGTGTCCGTCTGCCGGTGGAGCAAAAAGGACTTACAAAGGAGATATTGGTGCCGATTGGCCAGTAGATATCAAACTCAGATACATTCAGCTTGAAGATTGTGACATAGCTGAGAATGATGCTAATGGCTCACCAGAAGATGTCATAGTTGAAGCGGACTGTGAAGATCCTCATCAGAACAAAGAAAAATCTAAACAGCAAATGGTTTTTAATTTCAACGTAACTGGAAATAACAATAGCTTCATTCAGCATGTCGATAGCATTACGAACAATTATTATGGAGGGCAGAAAAAAGATGGAGAATAAATTACAGCCATCACAACCGGGAGCTTTGCAAGCGCAAACACCGAATACGACATTTAATTTGCCCGGTAACAATAATACATTGGTAGCTCATACAGACGCTGTGAACAATACCTATAGCGTAATGATGGTGGGTGGGGCACCACCCATGCCGGGAAGCCCTAACGCAGTGCACACCATTACATTAAATACAGATTTCTATCACCTTCTGGTTGTTGGAGATGATGAATTAAATCCTCAGTACTGTCATTGCCTTGTTCGAAAGGACAGAGCAATAACGGAAAGTACCTCAAAAGAACTGAAAGCAGCTTATGCGGCTTTGTCAGAAGATGCAATATCGGTGCTGAAAACCTATCCGGCAATTATTGCGACTGAGAACCACACTTATGGGAAAACAGATGAAGACCACTATGCTGCGTATGGGTTGATTGTTGATGTAAAGATTCAGGACAATGGCATTAAAGTATATTATCAAATACTTAACTGGATACCACAGCAGAAAATAAATGAACTTCGGTTTGAACTCGGAATCGAAGGCTGCAGCGGAACGAATGAATTGAATCGTATGCACTGGGCAATAAAAAAGATAAATGCAGTAGAGGTATTAAGGGAAGCTGGGATACAAGTCTTTTCTTTATAAATACGCAACCACTCATCTGGAATCGAACATGGAGGAATAATATGAGTGCAGAATATGAAAACATGCAAGTTGAAAAATGGGTAAACCTTGAAGATGTAGCAGAACACCTAAGTTTGAGTCAGGATACAGTCCGTACTTGGATAAAAGAAGGAAAATTACCTGTATATAAAGCTGGAAAACGATATAAATTCAAAATCTCTGAAGTTGACGAATGGGTCAGAGAAGGAAAAATTAAAGAATAGAAGCAGGAGGTAGATTTGCATATGAACCCTAAAATGAAATCAGCAATAGAAAAAATAACGTTAAACGATGCCACATTTTCCAATGAGGTTATAGAACCGACGTATGTAAATTTCTTCTATGGGAAGAATGGTGCAGGCAAATCTACCATTGCACGAACGTTTAAGGCAAACGATGAGCGTTTACAGTGGCAAGCTGGGAAGGCATCAACTGACTATGATGTTCTTGTGTATGATACAGATTTTATAAATGCTAACTTGCGTAACTATGGAAATCTTGCTGGTGTATTCACCGTAAATGAAACTAATATTGCTATTCAAGAGCAGGTTGATACACTCAATGCAGAACGCAAGAAAATGGGTGAGGAATATAACGGACATAAGGCCGCTATAGACCAGAAAACAGCGGATAAGAATACCGCTTTATCGACATTTCAATCAGACTGCTGGAGCAAGAGTGCGGAAGCCAGAACACTATTCGATGAAGCTATTAAGGGTAAGAAAAAAGCTGCATTATTCGCTCAAGAAATTTTAGCAATTACGCCGGTTGCTCATGATGTTGAAGATTTAAAAACTCTATATGGGACCGTTTTTTCTGGCGATGCACAGCAGTACAACATGCTGTCTAAGGCAGGTAAAGTTACCTATGCATCCCTGCCGGGATATGAATTGATGGGAAAACCAATCTCCAGCAGCAGTGATACGGACTTTGCAAAATTTATTAAAGCCCTAAAAGCTACTGATTGGGTGCGAAGTGGTCATACTCATTTTGCTGGCCAGACAGACGGAAAATGCCCATATTGCCAGCAAAAACTCCCGTCTAACTTTGATAAAGAAATAGCTGCATGCTTTGATGCACAGTATCAAGATGACATCTCTGCGATTAATGCTTTTCAAAGAACATATGAATCAGAGATGGATTCCGTTGTAGCAACGCTGGAGGGCAATGTATCTGCTGCTATGCCGGAATTAGACTTGTCAGAATATGAAGTAAAAGTTCAGCTTCTTGTGGATGCGATAACCATTAATAAACAGAGAATTGCAGCAAAGATTAAAGAGCCGACATCCATTGCTTCCTTAGAAGATACTGATAGTTTGCTCATTGAGATTGGCACTCTGATTGATGGCTTTAATAAGAAAATCAAAGAAAATAACGAGATAGTCAGAGACCTCAAAACAAAGAAGGTTCTATGCAAAAAGCAGGTGTGGGAGTATCTTGCAGAGCTTTTGAAAGCTGATGTAGCTGCGTACAACAAAGCACTGTCTGATTTGGACACTGAAATAAAAGCATTGAAAGATAAAATGGAACAGTTAAAAAAGGATGCTACTGCCAAGAAGAAAGAGGCCAATGAACTAAACAAACAGATTGTGAATACTGAGGCCACTATCGATAGCATCAATGTTCTGCTTGATAATTCTGGTTTTGAAGGTTTCCATCTTCGTGCAAAGGACGGAGTAGCAAATACATATGAGGTTATTCGGCCGGATGGAACTGTTGCAGAAAAACTGAGCGAAGGTGAAAGAAACTTTATTGCATTCTTGTATTACTATCACCTTGTGAAAGGAAGCCTTAATAGTGAAGCTGTAAAAGATAAAATTGTTGTTATTGATGACCCGGTATCCAGTATGGATAGTGGAGCATTGTTCATCGTCAGTGCTCTGGTCAGAGAGATGATTGAGGTTTGTTACAACAATACGGACTATCGAAGCCATAAAGTCGACGGCGACTATATTAAGCAGATTTTCATTCTGACTCACAATGTTTATTTCCATAAGGAAATTACGCATCACCAAGCAAAGAGATATCACAGCGTTTCGTTCTATATGATTCGTAAGATAGAAAACATTTCTTCAGTTAAACTTTGTGTGCGTCAGAGTCAGAGAGTACCTACCGAGCAAGAGAACTATAATCCAATTCAAAACTCGTATGCTGCTCTGTGGGATGAATATAAGGAACTGAAAACAGCAAATACGGTGAAGAATGTAATCCGACATATTCTTGAATACTACTTTATTCAGATATGTGGCTACGAAGGAAACGACCTTCACAAGATTGTTCTGGAACAGAATAAGCTGTTGTTTGTGGATGAAGTGGAAGGACAGAAGCCTAATTATGACCGATACAACCTTGCTTCAAGCATGCTCACATATATGAACGACGGCCCAGCTGTTATAAGTGATGGCTTCAACTATATTGATGATGGCAGTGATGTGGAACAGTGCAAAAAAGTGTTTGAGTTGATTTTCACTGCCATGCATCAGGAACAGCACTATAAGATGATGATGGGAATCGAGGACTAAGTCCCGATTTTTGGACACTTAAACATATAAAATTAACAATGACTAGGGTTAGGAAGCTCTTAGTCTGATTGGAGGAAAATATAATGGCACAAAAGCAGACTATCGATGCAATGTGGGACGATAGCCCTATCGATGTATCAACAGAGGTGAATTTTATCTGGTCTATTGCAAATAAGCTGCGTGGTACATACCAGAGTGATAAATATAAAGATGTAATCATTCCGATGGTTATCATCAGACGTTTTGAGTGTGCGCTGGAACCTACCAAAGACAAGGTGGTTGCACAGTTTAAAGCAAACCCAAATTACCCGGCAAAAGCTATGTATCGTATTTCGGGGTTTCAGTTCTACAATACTAGTGAATTTACACTTGCAGAATTGATTAATGATGCCGACAATTTAGCAGCCAACTTTAAAGCGTATCTTCAGAGTTTTTCTCCTAATGTGCAGGAGATTATTGTGTCTGCTGAGAAAGGTTTGGACTTTTATAAGCAAATTGACAAGATGGATAAAAACGATCGCCTGTTAAGTGTCGTCAAAGCATTTTCAGAATTGGATTTGAATCCTCGCACGATTGATAACGTAAAGATGGGATACATTTTCGAGGATTTAATTCGTAGATTCTCTGAAAACGCTGAGGCTGGTGATCATTACACTGGACGAGATATCATTAAATTGATGGTAAATATTTTGTTAGCTGAAGGCTGTGACGATATCTTTGACGACGGAAAAGTAATTACAGTTTTGGATCAAGCATGTGGTACAGGTGGTATGCTCTCCACAAGCTATAACTTCATTAAGAGATATAATCCTACTGCAGATGTTCGTCTTTTTGGGCAGGAAATCAATCCGGAATCTTATGCTATCTGTCTTGCAGAAATGCTCATCAAAGGTCAGAATGCAGAGAATATCTGCTATCAGGACACTATGAAGAAAGATCGATTTGCTGAAACCAAGATGCGCTTTGTTATTGAAAATCCGCCATTTGGTACTCCGTGGGGAGGTAAAGATGCAGCTGAAGGTGTAGAAAAAGCAGTTAATGATGAATATGCAAAGGGATTTGAAGGCCGTTGGGGTGCTGGGCTCCCTGGTTCCGGCGATATGCAGATGCTGTTTTTGCAATCTGCTATTGACAAAATGGATGATAACTTTGGTCGTGCTGCTATTATTGAAAATGGTAGTCCATTATTTTCAGGTGGTACAGCTTCTGGCGAAAGCCAAATTCGTCGTTGGATGTTAGAAAACGATTTAATCGAAGCAATTATTGCATTGCCAACAGATCTGTTTTACAACACGGGCATAGCTACATATATCTGGGTGCTTTCAAAAAATAAACGTGCTGAGCGCAAGGGCAAGATTCAGTTGATAGATGCTTCGTCCTTCTTCCACAAACTGCGCAAGGCTCTGGGTGATAAGAAAAATGAAATATCTCCGGAAGACCGCAGCACCGTAACGAAGCTCTATGCAGAATTTGCAGAAAACGAGTACTGCAAGATTTACGACAACGAGGAGTTCATTTACCGTGAGTACACGGTTATGCAGCCTCTTCAGCGTAGCTATGCCATTACAGAGGAGCGTATCGAAGCTATGCTGTCTAAGGGTGCGCTTTCTTCTCTCTATGATCAGGCTAAGGTTAATGAATTGGAGAATGCTGAAGAACTAACTGGCAAAGAACAGAAAAAATTGGAATCATTCCAAAACAATCAGGCCTTATACGATGAGATTATTACTACATTGAAAGCTGTCACTTCAGAACAAGTATATAATTCACCGACTGAGTTTATGCCTGTACTGACTAAGGCACTTGCTTCGGCAACATCTGATAAAAAATTGCTCGACAAGATTGCTAATGGCCTCTCTATTATGGATAAGAATGCAGAAATTCAACGTGACCGCAAGGGAAGGATTATTTACGACAAAGAAACCAAGGACACCGAACTGGTGAAATGGGAGGAAAGCATCGAAGATTATATGGCACGTGAGGTTTTGCCTCATATCCCGGATGCCGCCGCTTTCTTTGAGGAAGATCTTGGAAAGAAAAAACCTGTCATCAAGACCGGTGCTGAAATCCCATTCACGCGGTATTTCTACAAATATCAGGCATCAACGCCAAGTGAAGAGCTGGAAACAAAGTTTATGGAACTGGAATTTTCGGTTTCAAAGCGTGTGGCAAAGCTGTTTGAGTAAGGTGGTGCTGATATGAGAGAAATGAAAGCGAGTGGAATCTCTTGGTTGGGAGAGCTTCCCTCCAATTGGGAACTAAGAAAAATAAAATACTGTTTGCAAGAACGAGTTGAGAAAAATAATCCTGTTAGGACAACAGAAATTCTTTCGTTGACTGCTAAACAAGGCGTCATTCCATACGATCAAAAAGAAGGTGGAGGAAACAAACCTAAAGAGGATGTGAGTGCATACAGACTGGCTTATCCTGGGGATATCGTAATGAATAGCATGAATATATTGTCTGGCTCTGTGGGGCTGTCGCAATATTTTGGTTGTGTTAGTCCTGTTTATTATATGCTTCGCCCTTGGAATGCAAAGGAAGATGTACGCTACTATAACTATATCTTTCAGACAACGATGTTTCAACGCAGTTTGTTTGGACTTGGAAATGGCATTCTTATTAAAGAATCTGGAAATGGAAAATTGAATACAATTCGAATGCGCATTCCGATGGATAAGTTTGGCGGCCTTTTTATACCGGTTGCTCCAACAGGTGAGCAGCACCGCATTGCCGATTTTCTCGATGCTAAATGCGCTGAAATTGATGTGCTGACCACCGACATTCAAACTCAGATCGACACGCTGGAGCAGTACAAGCGGTCTGTTATCACCGAAACTGTCACCAAAGGACTGAATCCCGATGCCGAGATGAAGGACAGCGGGATTCAATGGATTGGCAATATGCCTTCACATTGGGAGGTTATTCGTGGCAAGTACATTCTACGATATATGCAGAAGCCGGTGCGTGATGATGATGGTGTAATAACCTGTTTCCGCGATGGTGAGGTAACCCTGAGAAGCAATCGACGTGAAGATGGTTTTACGATGTCTGATAAAGAAATCGGTTATCAAGGCATTGATATCGGTGATCTGGTTGTACATGGTATGGACGGCTTTGCAGGCGCTATTGGCATTTCTGATTCAAGAGGCAAGGCGTCACCTGTGCTTAATGTTTTAGATACCAACCAAAACAAGCGATACATTATGTACTATCTTCGTAGCATGGCGTACAGTGATGTATTCCTTGCACTGGCAACCGGAATTCGAGTTCGTTCTTGTGATTTGCGTTGGAACAAGTTAGCGGATCTTTCATATCCTGTTCCACCGCTGGATGAACAAAAAGCGATTGTTGAACATGTCGATGCAGTGCTTGCAAAGGCGGATGATGTTATCTCTGATAAGAAAGAGCAGCTTGCAACACTTGACGAATATAAGAAATCACTCATCTTTGAGTATGTAACTGGGAAGAAGGAGGTTGTCTA